TCAGACACGGCATCTATCGCCTTACCGACCTGGAGCTCGTGTCATGACCGTACCCACAAAAGCCAGCGAAGTTCTAGCAGCGGCTGCCAACCTGATCGAGCCCGAGGGGGCTTGGACGCGGGGCACCTTTGCGCGCGATGAACATGGAGAGCCTACGACATCTTCGGCCCCGTGGGCGGTCTGTTGGTGTGCTGCTGGCGCGATTATTCGGGTCTCGGCCGACAGGGTCAGGGGGAAACGCGCCTTAGACTACATGGAAGGCCGCGTCGGCTACGTCGACCTATTCAACGACACCTCCGGGCGCACCCAGGCCGAAGTCGTAGCGGCTATGCGTGAAGCCTCTAATCTAGCCAAGAAGGAAGGCAACTGATGACCATTCAGGTAAACATTTTCTTGAAAGGGCGGATGAGAACCTCGACGTGATGCTGGACGAATTCTCGGTCTAATCGTCGTGCAAACAAACGCCGCAGAGCGTGGCGTCGTCGCCCTACAAAGCCTAGCTTGCCTGTGGACTAAATGCCTAAATCGGACTACGGTTTACCTATATTTTTATGGGGATAGCCATGCCTTACAAAGACAAAGACGACCGCAACTACAAGCGGGAATATGAGCAGTACCAAGGTACAGATGTTCAGAAGAAGCGGCGGGCGGAACGCAATGCCGCTCGCAACGCCCTAATGAAAAAGGGCGTCGTCAAAAAAGGCGATGGTAAAGATGTAGACCATAAAGTACCCTTGTCTAAGGGTGGCACTAACAAGCCTAGTAACTGGCGCGTACAGACTGCGGGCAACAACCGCTCGTTTAAGAGAAACAAAGACCATTCAGTAAAATAAGGAACATCATGCAAGTAAACAAAACAGGAATGTGGGGTAAGTTTAGGCAAGCGGCGAAAGACTTGCGGGAAATGGCATCAGGGCACCCCATAAAGGCTAATATAGATGCCGCCCTCGCCGTGTTGGAGCACGCTCCGAAATTCTACGTGCCTAACATATTGGAGGTAACTTCCTTAAAGGACGGCCCGGACGAAGGGGAGGAAGTCATGCTACCTTTCCCTGCTATGGCTATATTAACTGAAGGGGATTGCGCGACTGATGACGATGGCAGCATTGTGCCTACGTGGTATATTACGATAGCGATGCAGATAGAACTCGATCTATGTTTTCTGCCCTTGGTGTACATACCCGGCTCCGGGGGCTGGGCGATAAACCCCGTTTGGATGCATGCCCGTAAGGGTGATACACCTCGTAGCATGCAATTGCAGTTAGTGCCAGATGCTGCTACTATCGACTGCGTAGAATTGGCACGCGCTAAGGGCGTTAACATGGAACAACTTTACATGAAGTTCCATAGTGACCTGTCCGCTATAGTTGGGCTGTGGCGTCTTTTGCAAGTGCACGACACAAAGACGCAGGTTGTACCGCTACCCAAGGTGCACGAGTCTAACACCCGCAAGTGGGGTAAGAAAGGCACCTACGACTACCACGTCCTGTCCGTTGGCGGGGAAATATGGGACAGCCCGCACGAGACTACAGACAGTGGTGGCGGGGTACGCAGCCACCTCCGGCGCGGTCACATACGTAGGCTATCCGGCAAAACTACGTGGGTGCGCTCCACATACGTCCACGGTAGCCGCGAGGGTTTCGTAGAAAAGGACTATGAAGTGAAGACCCCCGTAGCCGTCGAGCGAGTGTGAAGTGCAAATTATAAAAGATAAAGTATTACTCGTAAACACCAGCAACCCGAACGCGATCACCAGTGCTATCCGTAAAAGCAGTGTGGTAGAGCAGAAGGGGTCCACATATGACGTGGCCGTGCATTGGGGGCTAGACGAGGCGCGAGCGCTGACGGCGCTAAAGATAAAGAACGTGCCCTCCCCCATCGTGCGTGATTACAAGTGGTCTGGTAAGCTAGCACCGTTCGAACACCAAAAAACCACCTCTTCCTTCTTCACCCTGCACGACAAGGCTTTCTGCTTTAGCGAGCAGGGTACGGGTAAGACCGCCTCGGTTATCTGGGCTGTGGACTTCCTTATCAAGCGGGGGGACATAAAGCGGGTGCTAGTACTATGCCCGGTGTCAATCATGCAGGCAGCTTGGCAGCAAGATATCTTCCGTTTCGCTATGCACCGTAGTTGCGTTATCGCGCACGGAGACAGCAAAGCAAGAATAAAGGCCATTAAGTCTGGGGCCGAGATCGTCATCATTAACTACGACGGGTTAGGTATCGTAGCGGACGAAATAAAGAAGGCTAAGTTTGACCTAGTAGTTGTAGACGAAGCTAATGCTTACAAGAACCCGCGCACACAACGATGGAAGGTTCTTAACGATGTTATGAAGGGCGTCAAACGCCTGTGGATGATGACCGGCACACCAGCCGCGCAGTCTCCGATGGATGCGTTTGGTCTCGCCAAGCTCGTTAACCCTGATACTCCTCAATACCTAGGCGCGTTCCGTGACATGGTTATGTTCAAGGCCACACAGTTTACGTGGGTTGCACGTCCCGGCGCTAAGGACATAGTACACAATTACCTGCAGCCAGCTATCCGGTTTGAGAAATCACAGTGTTTGGACTTGCCTCCGGTCACGTTTGTGGAGCGGGACGCCCCTCTCACTACAATGCAACTCTCTTACTACAACACACTAAAGAAAACCCTGCGTATTGAGGCAGCGGGGGAGACCGTGACGGCGGTCAATGCAGGCGTCAAGATTAACAAGATGCTGCAGATATCGGGCGGTGCTGTTTATACAGATACCGGAGAAGTCCTAGAGTTTGATGTCTCCAACAGGCTGAAAGCGGTACTAGAAGTAATCAACGAGTCCTCCCACAAGGTGCTTGTGTTTGTTCCGTTCACGCACACCATAGCCCTGCTAAAGGCAGAGCTAGAGAGGAACAACATCACCTGCGACGTTATTGACGGTCATGTGCCTATCCCGCGTCGTGGTGACATCATCAAGCAGTTCCAGACTTCAAGTGTACCGCAAGTTCTAATCCTGCAGCCGCAGACAGCGGCTCACGGACTAACTCTAACTGCAGCGAACACCGTCATATGGTACGCACCGGTTACGAGCGTGGAAACCTACCTACAGGCCAACGCCCGTATCGACCGCCCCGGCCAGCACAACCCGATGACCATCGTGCACATTAAGGGTAGCCCTGTGGAAGATAAGGTGTACACTATGTTGCGACGAGGACTACAACAACAGAGTGAATTGGTAGCTCTGTACAAGGAGGTATTTGAATGATTATCCGCGAGCTATGGCCCTTCGCCAAGGTGGAGCAGCTAATCGAGATGTTTCGTTCTGGGCTAACGTCACGGGAGATAGCTGCAACACTGAAGGTGGGGCGTGGCTCTATATCGGGAAAAGTTATGCGCTTGCGGGAAGAGGGCAGGCTCCCAAAAGTAGAGAAGAGACAAGCGAAGCCGCTACCTTCTCGCATGAATAACCTGCGTAAGACCCCCGCACCGGGGGAGGCAGCGGCCCCCAAGGCCGCGCCAGAGACCAAGCCCACACGTGCCCCGCCCCCGCCCCCGCTAGAGCATGCGACCTTCAACGGCACCGGAGTGACCCTTGTAGAGCGGCGCTCGTTCACCTGCGCCTTCCCTGTGGCTGGGGTTGGGGCTGAAACACTTTTCTGTGGACAGAAGGCTGGGCGTTCCTATTGCCCCGCCCACCACGCCATTGTTTATGTGCCTCCCGCGCCAAGAAAACGTTTGACTGTGCCAAACACTTTGCGTAGGTTTGGGTAGTCGAGAGGGAAACAGCATGGACATAGCCACCGAGCCACTGGATAAACTTGTGACTGCCTACTTAGGCAAGCGCGAGGGCATAAAAGAACGAAAAGCAGAGTTTGAAGAAAGCTTGAAAGCCGACGAAGAAGAGTTCGAAACGCTTGCCGCCGAACTTCTACGTAGGTGCAATGAACAGAACGCAGAGACAATCCGAACCGCTTGCGGTACGATCTCTAGGCGACTAGTATCCCGGTATTGGACTAGTGATTGGTCCGCGATGTATAAGTTTATCTCAGAGCAGAACGCTCCATACCTACTGGAACAGCGCATCCATAACGGCAACATGCAGCAGTTCCTAGGCGAGAACCCGACACTGCTTCCGGAGGGCCTACAGGCTAATCGGAAATATACAGTTCAAGTGCGTAAACCTTCCAACAGTCAAAAAGGGTCCACTGATGAGTGAAGTCAGCATCTATAAAGACGGTAGCGCGGTAAGCGCCTCTCGTCGTCCTCCCAGCGCGCTAGGCCAGACGATGGCTAGCAACGGTACGAACCGGCGCATCCAAACGAGTAACGTTGGTACCTTCAAACGCATGGTTAACGGTGAGCAGGTTGGCGCTGCCGTGCGAGGCGAGTTGGATATCATCATCGCCAATGCGCTCCCGAAAGTGTCTCGCGTGTTCTACGCTAAGCAGTATGACCCTAGTGCGGAGCCGACACTTCCGGATTGCTGGTCTAATGCTGGCGATGTGCCGGAAGCGTCGGCAAGTGCCAAACAGTCGGACAACTGTGCTGACTGCAAACAGAACATCGCTGGTTCAGGCGCGAATGGTGGGCGCGCGTGCCGCTTCCAGCGGCGGCTTGCTGTCTTGGTGGTTGGCGAGCCCTACGATGAACTCTACCAACTCAACGTGCCTGCCAAGTCTTTGTTTGGTAAGGGCGAAGGCAACGTGCACCCGTTCGAGAGTTACGTACGGTTCCTTCTGAATAACGGGGAGTCACCCGATACCGTGGTAACGACCGTGAGCTATGATGCGGACGCTGACACGATGCAGCTTCAGTTCTCCCCCGTGCGAGCGCTGACCGACGACGAGTACACCGCAGTGCAGAAGGCGCAAGCCCTGCCGGAGGCGCAGTCGTACGTCAAGCTGACGGTGGCACAGGTAGATAGGGTCAAGAAGCTGCCCGCCGCTACGGAAACCGCCGCTTCAGAGCCTACCGTTCGCACGGCTGGTGATGCAGAGACGCGATCTCCCGATGTGGAGGGTAAGTTGGCTTCGGTGCTTGGCGAGTGGGCCGACGAAGATTAACGGGAGACCCACTATGTCCACAGGATATAGCCTAAAAATAATGCAGAAGAATAACGAAGCGGACGCCGATATCCTCGGCGTCCGCCTAGGGAGGGTTTGCATTTCGCAAGATGTGCCCGCCAAAATCGTAGCTATACGGTTGGGGGTAAGCAAGCAGACCATATACAATTGGTTTGTAGGCTCCCGTAAACCGCACAGTCGCCACCGGTTGATGATGGAAGCTCTAATTGCCGAATTAGGCTAGCCTAGTCCTATAAAAAAGAACGTGTCGGGGCGTCATGGCTGCTACTTTTCTACCCTTTGTGCAGCCGCAAGACGGCTGGATCGCTATCGTCGGAATTACTTCCGGTAACGACGTGCGACAAATCTTGTGTAGTACGTATGAGGATGCAGAAGATGCGATAGACAAACTAAAAAACCAAAACCGGAACGTGTACTTTGGCGTAGCTAAGTACAAGGACGGCACAAGCCGGGTTAAGGACAACGTTCTAGCCCTAAAGGCTTTTTGGGTAGACCTAGACTGCGGCGAAGACAAAGCTGTAGTCAATGCGACTACAGGTCGCCCTAAAGGGTACATAGACCAAACCACTGCCATAACTGCCCTGCGTAAGTTCTGCAAGGACACATCTCTGCCTATACCGTATCTGGTAAATTCGGGCAGGGGTATACACGCTTATTGGGTTATGGACCGCGACCTTACGCGGGAGGAGTGGGAGCCGGTAACGGCGAAATTCAAAGAGTTGTGCTACTCTAACAATCTGCACGCTGACCCTTCGGTGTTTGAGGCGGCACGCATCCTTAGAGTGCCTAATACCGTTAACTACAAAAGCGATCCTCCCTTACCTGTGTCTGTGCTACGGCCCGCAGCGGCTTCGGGCTTCGCTGCCTTCTGCACGCTCGTAGGCTACACACCTGCCCCAGAGGCCACAGCGCCCGCAAGCAGTGCAATCCCCGGCTCCAAAGGGCGCAGGCGGTCTGCCCTAGGCGGGGAGATGGCGAAACACGCGCCGTCATCCTTCGAAAAAATCCTGCGTGTAAGCAGGGAGGGCAAAGGCTGCGCGCAGCTTCTCGACTGTTACGATAACCAAGCGACCCTGTCGGAACCTAGGTGGTTCGACGCACTATCCATAGTAAAGTCCTGTGAGGATAGCGATAGGTACGCACAAGAAATATCTCGTGGCCATCCTGACTACACTCCGGAGAAAACAGAACTAAAGATGAAGGGGGCTAAAGGCCCTCACTCTTGCGAAGTTATCGAAAAAGAAAATCCCGGTGGATGCGACGGGTGTGCGTTCAAAGGCAAGATCACCAACCCACTAACACTAGGGCGTGTTGTAGTGGAGGCCGAGACAGAAGATGCAACCGTAGTCCAGAACGATCTGACCGGTAACCCGGTAGAGTACGCAATCCCTAAGTACCCCGAGCCTTACTTCCGTCCCAAGTCAGGTGGAATTTATAAGCGTCCGGAGAAGCCGGAGGGAGAACCCGAGTTTGTGTATGAGCATGACCTGTACGTCGTGAGACGCATGCGCGACCCGGTCCTAGGAGACGTAGTGGTCATGCGTCTCCACATGCCCCACGACGGGGTATCGGAGTTCGTAGTCCCAAACATCAAGCTGACAGACAAGGCCGAGCTTCGGAAGATACTCGCTATGCAGGG